TTATTTATATTTTTATTTATTTAAATATTAATTATATTTTATATAAAATATTTAAAATTGATTTTAGTATTTTTATATATAACTATGCCATCTAAGCAACCAAAACATGATTCCTCTATTGATGAACTAACTGCATGGATTGAAGATAATTCTAAATCAAGTAATAAGAAAAAAGTTAAAGAAATTGACAATACATTAAAAATTAATAGCGATAAGACTAAAACATTTCTTAAAGAAGAAAAAAAAAATAAAAAGAATATTATTGACAATAAATTTAGTAGAAAAAAGGACCCACTATATGGTAAGAAAGGTTCAGAACGTAAACTTATTATTGAAGACTATAAAAAACAATATGAACAAGCTAAAATGTTAAAAAATAATAATGATACAAATATTACACCTGATATGCTAAATAATTTTATGAATGTTATTAGAGATAAAGGTTATGATCCTGAAGATATTATGCAAAAATTAGAATCTGATTCATATTCTGAAGAATATAAAAATCAACTAGTTGAAAATATTATGAAGTAACTTTAAATTATTCAATTAATTAAATATAATTTTTTTTTTATATCATATATATATATATATATAATGCCTAAGTGTCAAAACTTTGATACAGGAACATATAAAGGAATTGAACCTTCTCCTAAAGGTTTAGGTCTCTGCGCGCGTGGAGAAAATATAGGGCATCGCATAAAAGGTCTTGATGGAAATATATGGGAAGTTAAAGCAACCAAAACAGGTACAAAAAGATGGGTAAAAATTACTTCAGATAAATCTAAAAAGAAATCAGCTAAAAAGAAATCAGCTAAAAAGAAATCAGCTAAAAAGAAATCAGCTAAAAAGAAATCAGCTAAAAAGAAATCAGCTAAAAAGAAATCAGTTAAAAATAAGTCAACTAAAAAGAAATCAGCTAAAAAGAAATCAGCTAAAAAGAAATCAGCTAAAAACAAATCAGCTAAAAAGAAATCAGCTAAAAACAAGTCAGATAAAAAGAAATCAGCTAAAAAGAAATCAGTTAAAAAGAAATCAGTTAAAAAGAAATCAGTTAAAAAAAATAAAAAGTCTACTTTATTACAACAAATAAAATCTAATCCATGGATGAAAGATATATTAAAAAAAAAAGCAAATAATGAAAAAATAAGCGATTATGATAAAGATTTATTTAATATGATGCAAAATCAACCTTTACCTCCTGGTGGAATGACTAAATTATTAAAAAAATATAAAAAATAAGATATTATATACAAAAATTATAATTTATTTTGAATAATTATTTAATACACGTGCCGATGGATCACTAACATTACACCATTTAGGATTAGGCATCCAAAAATGTGGAATAATATTACTATGACCTGCAAAATATTTTTCAAATATATTTCTATAATATAATGCTTCTTTAGTTTTAGGTGTATTATGAATATATTTTTCTTTTTGCATTTTAAATTCTTCATCACTAATTTGTGTTTCTAAATGTTCTTGAATAATTGTAAACCATGATTTATCTTGAGAACTAACACCATCTGAAAATGCCTCCTTTTTTCTAAACAGTACCTCATTTGGTAGTAAATCCATAGATTCAAATGCTTCTCTTAGTATTTTTTTTTCAATCACACCATTTCCAAACATTTTATATTTTGCAGGAATACTCATCACATAATCTACAAATGTCTTATCTAAAAATGGAACACGTGGTTCTAAACCATTATCTGATATAGAACGATCTGAACGTAATACATCAAAATAACTAATCTCCGTTAATAGTTTATGATTTTCAATATAAAAATCATTCTCATTATCTATATTTGATAACCATAAATAACTACCCATAATTTCTTCTGAACCGTCTCCATTATAAATTACTTTACAATCTGTTGTATTTTTAATATATTTACCAACTAAATAATTACCAACTGAAGCACGTACAGTAGTAATATCATAACTCTCAATCATATAAATAGTTTCCTCAATTGCATTTAAAAAATCTTCATTTGTTAATTCAATATTATGATGATTACTTTTAATATGTTTTGCAGCTAAATTAGCATAATATAAATCGGTAGAACCCTTCATACCAATTGAAAAAGTATTTAATTTATATGGTTCGTAATTACGGGCAACTAAAGCAGATACAAGACTACTATCAAGACCACCACTTAATAAACAACCAATAGGACGGTCTGTCATTAGTCTTTTATTAACTGCTTTAATAAATAGTTTTCTAATATTTGTTTTTATTGTAGTTTCATCATCATTATTAAAAGGAAAATCATAATTATGATAAGATTTATAATCTAACTCGTTAGTATTTGTTTGTAAATCTAAATAACTTCCGATTTGAAATGGTATTATATCTTTACAAAGATTAGAAATAGGTTTAATTTCGGAACAAATACAAATTTCATTATTTTGAGTAAATCCAACAAATAGTGGTCTAACTCCATATGGATCACGTGCTATATATGTCTTATCTAAAACTTTATCATATAATACAAAGGCAAATACACCATCTAAACTTTTTAATGTTTGCTCAATACCATATTTTTCATACATATGAATAATAATTTCACAATCACTATTTGATTGAGTAGTAAAATCATTTTCTTCTTTTAATTCTTTATGATTATAAATTTCTCCATTACATATTAAAAAATAATTATCATCTTTAATTAATGGTTGATCTCCATTACTAGATACATCATTAATAGATAGACGTGCAAATCCCATATGTTTTGATTTACTAATTGCTTTATAAATATTATTATCGGGACCACGAAGATTTAATAATTTTATAGCATTATTTATATTTTTTATTGATAAATCAATAGATCCTTGATAAAATAGTATTCCGCACATTAAATAATATTATTAATTTAATTTTAAGTCTATTATTTACTTTTATTATTTTTATTTATTTTTATTATTTTTATTTATTTTTATTTATTTTTATTATTTTTATTTATTTTTATTTATTTTTATTATTTTTATTTATTTTTATTTATTTTTATTATTTTTATTTATTTTTATTATTTTTATTTATTTTTATTTATTATTATTCAGAATATGTTTTCTACATACACACATATATATATCATTATCACCAACTTTAATTTGATTATCTTTAATAATATTTTTTTTTAAACTTGTAAAATCTCCTGGTGTTCCATCATTACAAATTGTACATATACCAGATAACTTAGTTATTTTATTTGCAAATGGTATTAAATCATATATATATCCAAATTTTTCTTGATTGGTATCACCGTTTAATCCAGCAACAACAACATGTATATTATAATTTAATAAATCTTTTACAAAATATTCTAAGTTGGTAAAAAACTGTGCTTCATCAATACATATTGTATCATAATGTTTATCTAATATTTCTTCTATTAATTCTTTTTCTAATTCATTTACTTTATAAGCATCATATTTTAAACCATCATGTGTCTTAATTTTATTATTTTCAACTCTTGAATCCTTAATAGAATTAATAACAAGTATATTTTTCTTATAAATTTTAAGGCAATTAATTTGATTTAATAATGATGTTGATTTTCCAGAAAACATAGGTCCAAATATAATATGTAAATATCCATTATTTGACTTATTCATAGACCTATTTATTTAATCAACAAAAAAAAATATCAATTTTATATTATATTTTTATTTTATTAGTCTTATTAGTTTATTAGTTTTTATTAGTTCTTATTAGAAGTAAAAACAAAAAAACAATATATTATTAAAGGTAATACAACAAATATTTCATTATTTATGTTAGGATTATTTATAAATAATAAATACATTATAAATAAATAAGCTATTAAAGTATTTATTAATGGTGAATTATTATTCATATATTATATAATAGAATTTATTTATTAATTTAGTAAATTTTATTTATTTATTTATTTATTTATTTATTTATGTTCTAAAGTTTTTTTGACAGATTCATTAATATTTTGTAACTCAGATTTTACTTCTAATAAAACATCACATATATTTTTACCAGTACTTGATATAAAAAATTTATCTAAATTTAATTCTAATTCATCATCACATTCATCATGTAAATTATTCTCATTTATGTCAAATTCATCAGTTGAATCATCTTCATTTAACTTAGAATTATCTGAATTATTGTTTGTATTTTTATTTGTAGACATAATATCACCTAAATTTTGAAAAAGTGACCCCATATTACCCTTAGTAAAATTATTTATCAATGAATCTAAATTATTTTCACCATCACCTAAATTATTTAATATTTTATTTATATCATCTGGATTAATACTGTTTAAATTTAAATTTTCTAAGTCATTCATATTAAATTCTTCATTAACCGATTCATCATTATTATTATTTATACACTCATTATTATCTGATTTATTATTATCAGACATATTTATAATTTTATAATTATTAAAATATTAGATTAATAACGAGTATTATTTTATACATGTAATAATAAATATTAAAATATTTGTAATTATAATACCAAATATAGTATCAACACATATAAATTTACATGAATAATTATTATAATTTAATTTATTATAAATATTAATTATAAAATAAACAATAAAACTTATTAAAGTTATCAAAATATAAGAATATTTTGAAAAGTCTATTATATTATAAAATACAATGAAACTTAATATACACCAATAAATATAGCATATAATAATACGATATTTATAACAATCTAGATTTATGTGAATATTGTAATGCTTTTTATAATAAGTATATATAATATAATCTAATAATGCAATTATAGATAACACTTTTAATACATTAAACATTTAATATATCTATATAAATCTAATATAAATTTAATATTAATTGATTATAATTGATTATAATTCTATTATTTTAATACTAAGATAAAAATACTACTAGTATAGTAAATATTGTACTAGAAATAATATCAGATGTTCTTAAATATATATTTGTTTTACTGTAAACATTTAAGAAAAAATATATAAAATAACCTAAAATTATAAAACTCGTATAATAATATTTTTCAAAATCTACAAAATAATTATAGTAGTCTGTATAATAATATTTATTTTTAAATTCATAAAATATCATACCAAATAAAATAATAAAAAACCAAAAAGCACTTAATACTAAAACTCTCATAATATAACTATTTTTTGATTGTTCTTTTTCGGATAATGTTAATGGATATAACTTTTCTAATAATTCTATACTATTTTTATACCATTTATTAAAATAATTCTTCATACCCTTGTAAATAAAATAATCGATAAATAGTATAAATAATATAACTAATATGTAAACTAACATTCTATTATTATTTTATTTTATTTTATTTTATTTATTTATTTTATTTTAATTGTAATAATATATGAAAAAAAAAAATATTGATGAAATATATAAAAATTTATTTGATGAACATTTTAATAATTTTTATTTAGATTTATGTAACTATCCAATTAATATATTAAATTACTTATGTATTAGTAATTGTTCAAAATAATCATTTCTTAGTAATTTTTTTTTTAACTGGTTTAGTAATTTTCTTAGGAGCCTTATTTGCTTTTGTTTTTAAAGTAGATGATATTTTAATATCAGATAAATCTTCTAATTTATCTAATTTATCTTCATAATTGCTTAAAAGATCTGTAAATTGGTCTAAATCATCATTCCATAAATCTTTATTTGAACGTGATTCTAAATCATTAATTTTATCAGAAATAGACTCATATTCTTCTTTTAGTTTACTTAGTTTTTCTTCTGTTACGGAATCCATACGCATACTTAGCAAATACTCATAATCTGCACTGGATTCATTATTTTTAGAAATTTTTAAATAATTACGTGTTTCTAATTCACTAATTAATACATCTTTCTTCTTTTTATATAATACTAGTATATCATCAATTTGTTCTTGAATAAATCTTATTTTATTTTCTAAAATATCCTTCTTATAATTATATTTATAAAGTAAACTTACTTTACGTTTCGAATAATATACAAGTCTATAATTAAAGAACTCCTTAATAATGTCTAACGGAGACTCGAATCGAGTTAGTTTGAAATCAGTATTGTATAATACCATATTATTTAGTGATACAGGTTTACATAATTTGAATGTCTTATATATTTTATTACAACCATATTCATCAGGTTCTTCTGATAATATTAATTTTTCTAATGATTTTGTTTTACATAAAATAATGAAACATACCTTTGTATCACTACTATAATTCTCATAATTATCCACATAATCAATCTTAGGTTCTTTACCCGATACAATTCTATCTAAGAAATCCTTATATTCTTCAGTAGATACTCCTACAGGTAGTTCTAGAATTTTTAATGTATTAGTATTAATAATCTGATATACACCTAGATTAATAAAGCTTTTAGGACCGGTCTTAATAAATTTACCATCATAATTACGATACCATGGTGTTAATTCTTCTAATGGTTCATTTTTTAATAATTTATTCATACAATTTAATATGTCTCTAGGATTATATTGCGGAATATCTGTACTCCAACCAGTTCCAATACCCTTAGTACCATTAATTAGAATCATAGGTATTAATGGTACAAATCGTTCAGGTTCAATAGTAAAACCGTCATCATCTAAATAATTTAAATTGTCATTATCTGCTTCATTATAAATAATTGGTGTTAATTCAGATAAACGTGTAAAGATATACCTAGGTGAACTAGCATCTTTACCATTAGCAATTCTTGTTCCAAATTGTCCACTAGGATATAATAATTCCAAATTATTAGAACCAGGGTAATTTTGAGCCATATTAATAATAGTACTCTGTAAACTTGCCTCACCATGATGATATGAACACCTCTCGCTTACAAATCCACAAAATTGTGATACCTTAATATCATTTTTTAATTTTTTTTGAAAAGCCGCAAATAATACTTTTCTTTGAGATGGTTTTAAACCATCAATAATATCCGGAATACTACGTAAATTGTCTGCATTTGAGAAATGAATTAACTCATTATCAATAAATTCACTATATGAAAATTTATTATCACCATCAACTACTTTTAATACATTATTTTTATCATAATATTTCAACCATTCTTTTCTCTCATCTGTTTTATCTTTACTAAATGCTTTTACAATAGAACTATCAGAATTATTATCTTCAATATATGTAATAGTTTTTAAGTTTTTAAAATATTCTTGTGATTCTTTTCTATTTGAAGTACCTAATCCTTTATAATATTTGATTTTCCAACCGGATTCAGTATTATTATCTTTCCATGTATTATAATCAGTTAAGTTATAAAATTGTTTAATATTATTACCTTTTGTAGCCTTTACAATTGGTGTAACCATACAAGTAATAAAATTATTCTTATATAAACTATACCATTTATTATGAAATAGATTAATAAGTAATCCCTTAATATGAAATCCGTCATAGTCTTGATCAGTCATAATCATAATTTTTCCATATCTAAGTTGATTAAAATCAGTATATTCCTTACCACTTTCTAAGCCTATAATTTTTTTAATATTATTTATTTCTTCATTCTCATACATTCTTTTTTCTGTAACATCTCGGACATTTAATACTTTTCCTTTTAATGGAAATACTCCATAATAATCACGCCCTACAACACTTAATCCGGAAATAGCTGTAGCTTTTGCTGAATCACCCTCTGTTAGAATTAATATACATTTTGCAGACTGTTTGGTTCCTGCAAAATTTGCATCATCTAGTTTTTTAATTCCACGAATACTTTCTTTTTTAGTTCCATCAGTTTTCTTACCTAACTTAGAATTTTCTAATTCAATAGAATAATAAATTCTATCAAGTAATCCTATTTTAATTAATTTATCAATAAACTTATCACTAACCTCATATTTAGAACCAAAATTATTTATATTTGTAGTCATACTTTCTTTTGTTTGACCGTCAAAAGTAGGTTCTTCTATAATACATTTAATAAAAATCCAAATATTCTCTTTAACATAAGATGGTTTAATATCAATTTTTTTCTTCTTTTTGGATACAACCTCATTTAATTTTTTTACTATTTGATTAATTATACTATCCACATGTTTACCTCCACGAATTGTACTAATTCCATTAACTAATGAAGTTTGCATATATTTATGATTTTTACTTAATACAATACCTACTTCCCACCTATTTACCGAATCAATTATAATTTCATCATTATTTATTTCTCCATTATAATATAAATTTATATAATTTTGTAATGAACAGTCAATCTTTTCATCATTTAAATACACTTCCATTGGAATATTTAATGCTTTTTTTGTTTTTAACTCAATATTCATATTACCACTAAACCATAATGCACAATCATATACACGTTTTACAAAAATATTATATAAATCATCTGTTATATTTTCTAATCCAAATCTTTTATAATCTGGTAAAAATGTTACCCTAGTATATGGTTCACCACTATATGTATTAATAATGGGTTCACTTTTCTTTTCCATATTTTGTGTCCAAGTTTGTTTATATAATAGTTTTTGTTTTCTATCTACGGATTCAACCGTAAACTCATTAGAAAATATATTTGTTAATTTAGCACCATATCCATTTTTACCCCCTGTAACTTTTTTTTCAGAACCATCCTTAAAATTCTCAGAGGTTAATAACTCGCCAAAAATTAGTTCAACTATATAAATACCCTTTTTTTTCTCGGTATCTATTTTTTTAATTTCAATACCTTCACCATTATTTAATACTGAAATAATGCCGGTTTCCTTGTCAATAGATACTTCTAGTTTTGACATAACACGGACCATTTTTTTAAGATTATTTTCTTTTTCACGTTTTGTTCGTGTATGATTATCAATAGCATTTACTATAATTTCATCAAATATTTTGTATAATGCCGGAACCCAATTAACTGATTTTTTTATAATTTTATCGTTTTCATATATATAAAGTTCTTTATCTTCTGATATAGAAGAACCCACATAAGTATCAGGTAATTCTTTAATATGTTTAATATGTTCCATTTGTCGATATTTAGAATTATTTGTGGTCATCTTATATAAATATATCTGTTTATATATTTAAATCATTTAAATCAATTTTAATTTAAATTTTAAATATATAATTATACAATAAATGACAAAATTAAAAAAATTATATATAATGTGAAAAAATTATATATAATGTGAAAAAATTATATATAATGTGAAAAAATTATATATAATGTGAAAAAATTATATATAATGTGAATAAATAAAATATAAAATAAATAAAATAAAGAAATTTATTTAAAATTGAAATTATATATTATATAATATATAATGAGTGAATTAGATTCAAGTATAATGGAATTTACAAATAATAATGATATTTATAAAGAATTACAAAGAACCGATAAGATATCCCAACCATATTTGACTAAATATGAATATGCTAAAATTATTGGAATAGCTGCTCAACAAATAGAATCCGGTCGTGAACCACTTGTAGATAAAATACCTAAATCTTTTATTAATCCTATTGACATAGCTACATATGAATTAGAAAAAAAAAAGACACCATTTATAATTAAAAGGAAAATGCCTAATAATACATATGAGTATTGGAGCATTGATCAATTATCAATTATATAAATTTTTCACTTAAATAAAATAATATACCTGTTAATATTGCTCTTATAATAAGAGATATATTATTATTAATAAACTTACTACTTATTAATTTAGATATTAAATTATATAAGAAATTAACAATAAAACTATTATTTAATACCAACATTATTAAAACAACTATTATAGTTTTTTTTAAATCACTAAAGATTAAATTAAATATAGAAAAGTTATAATCTGTATCTAAGTTCAAAATTGTATTTATTTTACTAATTGTATTTTCAGATTCATTATCATTCTTAAAAGTATCTGTACCAAAATCTTCCTTTTTAAAATATTGGTTATCGAAATCATTATCAAAATCATTATCAAAATCATTATCAAAATCATTATTTATAATATCACTTTTTCTAAAATCATCATTATTTCTAATATCTCTATTTCTAAAATCATCATTCTTTCTAAAATCATCATTCTTTCTAATATCATTAATTTGGTTATTTTGAGTTAAGTCCGCGTTTTCCAATTCATTTAAAATTTTATCTACAACATCATCATTTATTTCCGTATTATCTTCATTTATAATATCATTTATATTAGTAGAACTCAATTCGTCTGCCATAATAATTAATTACTATTTTTATTTTTTAATTTTAAAACGAGATTTTACTTTATAAAAAATAATATTTATCTTCATCTATTGTAGAATCATCCATAGTGTTATTATTACTTTTTATATTATTAGTATTACTATTACTAATATTACGATTACTATTACTAATATTACGATTACTATTACTAATACTAATATTACGATTACTATTACTAATACTAATATTACGATTACTATTACTAATATTACGATTACTATTATTAATCTTGTTATTTATATCAATTATATTATTATTAATATTTATTTTTTTTATATCATAATCATTATTATTTTCTATATTTTCTATATTTTCCATATTTTCTATATTTTCTATATTTTCTTCTTCTATATTTTCTTTTTTATTTTGTTTTAACTTTTCTAATTTAGAATTATATCTATACAATAAAAATATTCCTACTATTAATATAAAACTTACAAATATTGCAACATTTATAAATAAATCATTTTGATACATATTTGATCTACACTTATTAAATTTTCTTACATTTTTACTATTGAATATTAAGGCAGTTGCTTTCATATATATTATAATATATATTAATATTTAAAATTTAAATAATATATATATATATATATATTCAACATGGAAAAAAACTATACATTATTTCCAATTAATCAAAAATATATCACTGTATGGCAACTATATAAAAAAGCTTTAGCATCATTTTGGACAGTAGAGGAAATAGATTTAACAAAAGATAAAACAGATTGGGAAAAATTAAATAATAATGAACAATATTTTATTAAAAATATACTAGCATTTTTTGCGGGTAGTGATGGGATTGTAAATGAGAACATTCAAAATAGATTTATAAATGAAATTGAAGCGCAGGAAGTAAAATGTTTCTATGCTTTTCAAGAATCAATGGAAAATATTCATAGTGAAACATATTCATTACTAATTGATACATATATTGAAGATGATAATGAAAAAAATAAATTATTTAATGGAATTCAAACTATTTCTTGTGTTCGTAAAAAAGCACAATGGGCAATACGTTGGATAGATGATACTGAATCTAATTTTACCACACGTCTAGTAGCATTTGCATGTGTAGAAGGAATATTTTTTAGTGGAAGTTTTTGTGCTATATTTTGGTTAAAAAAAAGAGGCTTAATGCCCGGTTTAACATTTAGTAATGAATTAATTAGTAGAGATGAAGGTTTACATACTGATTTTGCGGTTGAATTATATCATACACTTGGAACACCATTGCCTGAAGAAACTTTTTATAATATTGTAAAAGATGCAGTTACAATTGAAAAAGAATTTATAACTGAATCACTTCCTTGTAATTTAATTGGAATGAACGCAGAATTAATGAAACAATATATTGAATTTGTAGCAGATCGTTTAATAGTGCAATTTGGATATGAAAAAATATATAATGTAGAAAATCCTTTTGATTTTATGGAATTGATTAGTATGCGTACTAAAACAAACTTTTTTGAAAAAAGAGTTGGTGAATATGGAAAAGCTGGTGTATCAGTTGAAGACAATAATATGGAATTAGATTTAGATGCTGATTTCTAAACTTTTTTAAAAAGTTTTTTTTTGTCTAAACTTTTTTAAAAAGTTTTTTTTTGTCTAAACTTTTTTAAAAAGTTTTTTTTTGTCTAAACTTTTTTAAAAAAGTTTAACATTGTGGTTTATGATATTCTATTTTTAATGAATCATTAATTTTATATAGATTATTATATAAATATGATTTTAATGTTACATTAGATTTTTTTTTTATTTGTTTTAAATATCTCTTAATAAAATCTAATATAATAACCAAATGTTGGTCTTTTTTATTTTTAATAAAGTCTTTAATAGGAATACCATTAAAAAACTGATCATCTAAAAAATTATGAACTAAATTATCAATAAGTATAATATTATCTAAATTTAATACATTTTTATTTTTATGTTTTTTAACCAAAAAATTTTTAGGTATATCATTTAATTTATTTAATCTATTATTTAGTAAACGTTTTAATACTATACGTAAATCTTTACCATTTGAAGTAACTGCACTTCTATATAATTTTAAGGCAAAAATATCTTTTGCAATTACTTCTTCTTTTTTATCATTCCATTTTATTTTACTTAAAATAGAATCAGCATATTGTTTTGTAGCTGCTGTATAAACTACTAAATAAAAATATTTATTTAAATATTTTAGAAAGTTTATTAATTTTGGTCTAAAATATATACAATGATTTTTTGTATGAAATAGTGTCTCATCTAAATCAAGACATATTATGCCAAATTTATCACTTTTCATATATATAAACATAACAAAAAAAATATATATAATAATTAATTGAAGTAATAATTAATTGAAGTAATAATATATTTATAAACTATTACTATTTAATGTATTATTAATATTACTTAATATATAATAAGTATCTTCTATATTAATACATCCATCTGTTATACTAATACCATACTTTAGTGGTTTATCATTAATTGATTGTTTACCTTCATTAATATTTGATTCAATCATAATACCACATATAGTATGATTGTTAGAACTCCACATATTTAAAATTAATTCTATATTATTTATTTGTTTTTTATAATTCTTCTTATTTTCTAATAATGTATTATCATGTGATACATCTACTATTATTACTTCATTTAAATTCTTATTTCTTAACATTTCCCTTGTTAAATTTATATTACTATTATCAAAATTACAACCATTTACACAGTCTCCTCTTAATACTATACATGTATTTTTATTACCAAGTGTATTTACTATTGAAGCTTGTCCATTATTATCTACTCCTAAAAATGAATGACTTTCCCGTGAAGCTAACATTGCATTAATAGCTATTTCTTTATTTCCATCAGTTCTATTTTTAAATCCTATTGCCATTGATAAACCTGATGCAAGTTGTCTATGTAACTGACTTTCAACAGTTCGTGCTCCAATACAACCCCAACTAATTAAATCGTCAATATATTGAGGTATAATTGTATCTAAAAACTCTGTAGCTATTGGTATTCTCATTTTTGTTATTTCAATTAATAATTCACGAGTTTTAATTAATCCTTTACTAATATCATTACTATTGTCTAAATCAGGATCATATAAATATCCTTTCCATCCTTTTATTGTTCTAGGTTTTTCAAAATAAAGTCTAATTACAATTACTATATTAGAAAACTCTTCTTTACATTTTTTAATAAATTTTGCATAAGTAATACATTGATGATAATCATGAATAGAACAAGGACCCACAATAATAAATTTTTTATTGTTTTTATTATTTATAATATCATTTATAATAGTTCTACTTTCATTAATAAACAAAATATCTTCATAATTAATATTATATTTTTTTTTGATTTCATATGGTGATTTCAATTTAGTAATAGAATCTATATGTATATTATTCATTATATATTTTATTTAATAGATTTATATATACTTTATATTAATAGAAAAATATTATTATTTGTAATCTTACAATAATATTATTTTTATACAAAAATAATATTTAAAAATATAATACTCAAAATATATAATGATTTGTATAGCTAGATGTAAAACTAATAAATTAGTACAATGTAAATCTAAAAGTTGTATTAATAGTAATTTTTGTAAAAAACATAAAAACTATAATGAAAAAACTATAAACGAAGAATTATTTACAAATGATAAACTTAAATTATTTATATTTAATTGTACTCATAT